GAAACCGATGGTTTGTGGCTTGCAAAAGCAAGAAGCCAGAAATTAGAAGCTTATGAAACAGCAGATTTGGGGGCAATAATTGAAAAACTTATACGATAAATGGATCGAAGCAAAAGCCGCAGAGAAATTCGCTCAGGATACCAGAAGAGAAATCGAAGATTTAATCTTAAAAGATGATCCTGATACAGCCGGATATAAGGTCTTAATTACAACCAGAATAAACCGGACTATAAACGGAGATCTACTTCAAGAATTAGCAGAAGAAAATGGATTGACAGATCATCTTTCTTCTCTGTTTTCTTGGAAAGCAAGTATCAATGCGAAAGAATGGAACAAAGCTTCGGAAAAAATCACAAAGCCGTTGGAAGATGCTATTACTTCAAAAGAAGGTAGAGCATCATTTAAAATAGAACGAATAGAAGAGGAGAAATAGAAGATGAGAATAAATTTTGATATGATTCCGCTTTACTCTAAATTCCGTTATGGAAAAGGATATGCAGTTGCCAAGAAGAAAAACGACAAGAAAAACAAAAAAACACCAAGAAAACGTTATTCTAAAGACGCTAATATGTATAAATCAGGATCGAAACTTATAAAAAGAATGTTGCGAGAAGCTATTAAAAAAAATGTAAGAAATATGAGAATGTCTTCATTAAAAGGAAAAGCTGAACAGTGTCTTGAGAAAGGTGTATTGATTACCAAAAGTCAATATATATCGAAAAATATTAAATCAAATATAAATATTTAGGAGAAATAGAAGATGAATTTAGGAACAGAATTAAACATTAACGACATGCCAGAAGAAAGTAGTTTTGCACCGATACCGGCAGGGTGGTATCAAGTATCTGTAAAAGCGGTTGAATTAAAAACCAGTAATGCCGGAAACAGCACTTATTTAAATATCCAGTATTCAATACTCGCCCCTACAAATCAGGGCAGAGTTGTGTTCGGGATGTGTGGAGTTACCAATCAAGATCCCGATAAAGAAGCAACAAGCCGTTATTTTTTGGGACAGCTAATGAGAGCATGTGCACTTTCGAAATTGACTGATACAGATCAGTTAATAGGTGCTAATCTTGAGATTCAATTAACAGTGAAACCGGCTGTTATGGAAACTGTAAACGGTGTAGAAATTGAAAAATATCCTGCCGGAAATAATGTAAAATCTTACAGAGCAATGGCAGGATCATCTTTACCAACTACAAATCCATCTTCGGGAGCGAGTACAGCCCCTTGGATGAAAAAATAATATCTCTCAGGAGGTGATTATCTAAAGTCCTCGCCGAAAGGCGGGGCATTTCGGGAGAGTGATGTAGTGGGAGCATTAGGTGAGAGTCATGACAAATGCGCAGGTTCAAATCCTGCCTCTTCCGTAACTTTAAAGGAGTTTTTATGAAACTAGAAAAAGAAATAAATCTATCAATTGCATCGAAAATTGATGCTTTTCATGAAGAAAAAATCGAAGTTCTTCGATCTCATATGGGAGTTTCTGGAATAGGAAATGAATGTGAACGAGCAATCTGGCTATCTTTTAGATGGGTTATGAAACCGAAATTTTCTGGAAGAATTCTCAGACTTTTTCGCAGGGGACATCTGGAAGAAAACAATGTGATTATGGATCTTAAAAATATTGGAATTTATGTACACGATCAACAGCGAAGAGTGAATTTTAATTGTCATGTTTCCGGTAGTATTGATGGACTGATAAAAGGTGGAGTTCCAGAAGCAGAAAAAACAGAACATCTTTTGGAGATAAAAACCTATAACGATAAGCGATTTTTAAAGCTAAAAAAAGAAGGTGTTCAAAAATCTGACCCGACATATTACACTCAATGTCAAGTTTATATGTTAGGACTCGGAATTGATCGAGCTTTATTTTATGCAGTAAATAAAAACACAGATGAAATTCATACTGAAAGACTACATCTCGATAAAGATTTTGCAGTGAAAGCGGTAGACCGAGCGAAGAAAATAGCAATCAGCGATCGATTACCTCATCCATTATCTACCGATCCGACATGGTATAAATGCAAAATGTGTAATTATCATTCTTTCTGTCATAAAACCAATCTGACTGAAAATGCAAATTGCCGAACTTGCGCTCATATTACAGTAAAAGAAAATAATACAATGTACTGTGAAAAACACGAGGGAGAAATTCCTATTGATTATCAATATGAAGGATGCAGAGATCATTTTCTCCATCCTGATTTAGTACCGTGGGAACGAGACGATGAAAAATACAAAATAAATGGCGAATGGATTGAGGGCAAAAGTTCATTGGAATTATTAGAAGGCGAAGTCGGGAAAGTGAAAAGTGTTTTTTCTGGAAAAGAGGTAAAGAGTACACCGGAAGGAAAACGGAGAGAAGAGATCGGGGCAGAATTTAAGTTGATAGGTGAAGAGTGAAATGAGTAAAAATAATTTTTCAGTTAAAAGAATAAAAGACCAATCAGAATATTCAGAATGGTTATTAAAAAAACATTATGCTCATAGAATACCATCCATTTCTTACGCTTTTGGACTATATGAAAAGAATTATCTAAAAGGGATTTGTACTTTTGGGAGTCCGGCAAGCAATCAATTATGTTTTGGGCTTGCTGGCGAAAAATGGAAATCATGCGTAATTGAATTAAATAGGCTTTGCGTTGATTCAGATGAGAGGAATATTACTTCATGGTTTATCGCTCGATGTTTAAAAATGATAATAAAGCCATCTTTCATAGTTTCATATGCTGATACAGGTCAAGGGCATATCGGGAAAATATATCAAGCTTGCAATTTTATGTTTACAGGAACAACTAAAGAAAGAACTGATATAAATAGTGGGGAGGGTAAACATTCAAGGCATTATGATAAAAATCAGGATTATTCAGAAAACAGAAAGATTAGAACAGCTAAACATAGATATATTATGATCTTAGGCAACAAAAGGATTATTAAACAAATGAAAAAAGATTTAAAGTATCAGATTTGTGATTATCCAAAGGGCGAAACAAAAAGATATGATGCCAGTTACAAACCAATATCTCAAATGGTGATGTTTTAATGCTCCGACCTTATCAGCAAAAAACCATAGATGATCTCTATTCTTGGTATAATTCTAATTCAGGGAATCCGGTAATTGTACTTCCAACCGGAAGCGGAAAATCGCATGTTATTGCTGAAATATGCCGGACTGCCCTGAGTTCTTTTCCTGAAACCAGAATTTTAATGCTGACAACTCAGAAAGAATTGATAGAACAAAATTGTGAAAAACTGCTTTTACATTGGGAAAACGCTCCGGTTGGGATTTACTCAGCCGGAATGAACTCAAAAGATCTATCGAAACAGATAACCTTTGCCAGTATTCAGAGCATAAGAAATCAAGAGTTACAATCTATAAACCTTGTAATAATAGATGAAGCTCATCAAATCAATCATAAGGACGAGGGGATTTACCGAAAATTCTTAACCAGAATAAACCCAGATTCTATTATAGGGTTGACTGCTTCTCCTTTCAGAATGGGACACGGTTTGATAACCGATGACCCTGCTATTTTTGATGCTTTAATCGAACCGGTTTCAATTATAGATTTACAGAAATTGGGATTTCTGGCGAATTTGGTTTCAAAAGTAACAAGAGAAAAGCTCGATGTAACCGGAGTACATAAGCGCGGTGGTGATTATATAGAATCGGAACTGCAAAAAGCCGTTGATATAACCGAGACTAATTTGGCTGTAGTGGAAGAGGTCTTACGAAGGGCAGAAACCCGAAAATCGTGGTTATTCTTCTGTACCGGTGTAAAACATGCCGAGCATATTAGAAATATACTTGAAGAGAAAGGAATCACAGCTGAATGTGTTACCGGAAAAACACCAAAGAAGACGAGAGAGAAAATTCTTGCTGATTTTAAATCCGGTAAAATTCAGGCTTTAACAAATGCTAATGTATTAACCACTGGTTTTGATGCTCCGAATATAGATCTGATCGCGATGGTCAGACCGACAGAGAGTGCCGGTTTATATATTCAAATGGCAGGGCGAGGCTTGCGACTAAAGGATAATACTGATCATTGCTTAGTTTTAGACTTTGCCGGAGTAATAGAGCGACACGGAGCAATCACCGACGTCCAAACACCGAATAAGAAATCAGAGGAAGCAGGAATCCCACCGTCTAAGATCTG